TTATTGCCTTAGGTCACGAGTTTGATGAGTCAAAGTATTGTATCAACTGTGATAGGTCTATGAAAACTGTTGAGGATACAAGAGAAACTTGTGATAACTTAAAGCCTAAATGGTATCCATTGAAGAGGAAATAAAATGTCTGACTTTGAAGGATTCAAACAACATTATTTGAAAGTATCCGGGCGGAGCAATTTGTCCGCCACGGAAGATTTCTATGTCAGACAGCTTTTTGATTTCTTGAAAGATAAAGATGTCAAAACTAAAGTTGGCGAAGTAGGCCAACTTGGTAAAGTTTGTTGCCCGGTATGTGATACGGAATTTGCAGTACCTATGAGTTAAAATGTTAAAAGAAGAATTGCACGATATTCTTGGAAGTTTGAACTTACCAAAGGGATTTGAATTCTATGAGGTAGAGGGTAGAAAGATTTTTGAGATCGTAACAGAAAATTCCTTTGGATCTTTCAGATATGTCGATTTGGATAGTGGAGAACTTGGTTTAACCTCGGAACTCATTTGTTATTTAATGAATAAAAATTGGCCCGCTGAGTTTCGCAGCAAAAACGGCGGAGTTGTGAATTCGAAAAAGGTTTTAATTTATCCTATAGCTTTTAATAGCTATTTGAATTATAGTCCTGAAAATGTAAAAGACTTAGTTCTACAAGCTGTTAAACAATTAGAGAGACCCGATAAGACGACCGGCTAACCGTCTTAAAAGATAGCTGTGATGAAAAATCTAATATTGCAAAGCGGTTATGGACGTTCAACCGCAGGTCAAAACCTGGAAACCCAATTCAAGGAAGCAGGAGTTTCTGCTTTCGTTGCCAGATTCCGTCTTTGAAGCATTATATGGCGGGGCCGCAGGTGGTGGAAAATCAGAACTATTAATGATGATTCCTATAGCTAGAGGATTCATCAACAATCCACGATTTAAGGGCATTTTCCTCAGAAGAACCTACTCAGAATTAGAAAAAGAAATTATCCCCCGTTCAAAAGAATACTATCCAGCCACAGGTGGTGTATACAATGAGCAAAAGAAAGTATACACTTGGCCTAGTGGTGCGCTCATGTTCTTTGGTCATATTGAACATGAGCAAGACGTTAGAAAATATGATACTTCCGAGTTTCAGTATGTAGCTTTCGATGAGCTCACATCATTCACCAAATTTCAGTATATGTATTTGACAGTCACCCGCTGTCGCGCGCCCAAAAATTCTGGCCTCCCTGCAATAGTTAGAAATGGTACTAATCCTGGTAACGTAGGACATGGTTGGGTTAGAGATTATTTCAAGGTAGAAGAAGTAGAGCCACAGACTATAATGAAGCAGAAACTCCCTGACGGAAGTTCCGTTATGAGAGTTTTTGTTCAGGCTTTTGTTACAGACAATCCTGATTGTGACCCTGGTTATGGAAGTCGTTTGGAGATGCTTCGTGCAATTTCCGAAGCGGAATATCAAGCTAAGAAGTTTGGTAGGTGGGACTTATTTGAAGGTCAAGTTTTTGATGACTTCCGCGTGGAACACCTTTTTAATGAACCAGCAAATGCTTGTCATGTTATAGACCCCCCAAAAATTGAAGATTATTACCCAATAGTTCTAGCAGTTGATTGGGGATATACTGCTATGACTTACGCATGTTGGGGTGCAGTTCTTCCGAATCGAAGATTCGTTATATTCAAAGAGTTTGCTTGCAAGAAAGAAAAGATTTCTTTCTGGGCATCAGAGATTGGCCGCATTTCTGCGGAATTGGGGGACATCGTAGATGTCGTATTATGCCAATCGGCCTTTGCTCAACGCGGCGACGAGAAAACTATCGCTCAACAATTTGAGGAACATAGCGGTCTTAGTCCACGCAAAGCAGATAACGATAGAATCGGAGGTAAACTCTTATTACAGGATTTCCTTCGTTGGAAGCCCAAACCTGTACACTTCAACGCGCCCGCTAGTTATGATGCTGAATATGCCGCGAGAACTTTGCGAGTTCAAGGGCTTGAAGCACACGATAAATATTTAGCTTCTTTTAAGGAACCTGAGCCGGAGACAAACTTACCCAGGCTCCAAATATCGAGAGCCTGCCCAGTTTTAATTCGCACAATCCCATTGTGCGTTTATGATGACAAGAATAAAGAAGATGTTAAAGAATTTGATGGGGATGACCCATACGACGCGGGACGATATTTTTGCAAAGCGGTTGATTATTACGTTAATCGGGTTGAACGTGAAATGAGTAAACGCGAAGCGATTGCTAACATTATTGTACAACAACAAAGTCAGCCTGACATGAATCGGTTTTACATGAGAATGCGATTACATGAATCTAAGAATAAGCCGCACAATGCGGTTAAGAGGTTTCATGTTTGAACCAAAAGAGGGAACGGTCATAAATCTTGCTTCTGATGGGCTTTCTCTTCCTCACTTGGAATTGATTTTGTCCAAACTCCGTGAATATGGCGAAGTCCACGTTCTTAATTGTAACAAGTCTAACGTAATTAGTCTTATTACAGTCGTGGAAATTGCAGTTGGGGAAAAATATGTTTAGATTTTTCAGACGATTCGTTGAGTTTGAAGTTAAGCTCGGAGAAATTCGAGTCGAAGTTGACGCTTTGAAGGACTCCTTAGATGAGGCCCGCGCAGAACGTGATGAATTCAAACAAATTCTCTTTAGAAAGTTTGGGTTGATTGAATCTGAAAATTCTCCAAGAGAATTTCCAGCGGCAATTTCTAGGCGTCAACCAGTTCATAAACTTTTACATACTTTGGAACAAGCTGATAAAGAGAAGTATTGGGCTGATAAAGCTAAAGAAGCAGATGAAAAATTAAAGGGAGATAATTTACCTCTTGAGAGTGAAAAGTGAATAGTGAGCAGCAATCTGTACTCCTTGTCATTGTAGTTATACTTTTAGTAGTAATGATAGGAAAAGAGTTGTATTTCTTAGGAAATAAAATCTTCTCAAAGATTTCTAGAATGTTTAACGGCGACCCAAACGAACCTGCTACTCTTGGGCAATTAAAAGAGATTGTAGACACTAGCATGAAACACCAAGATTGTAATAGGGATGCTTTAATGGTGGATATAAAACAGTCGTTTAACAGTGGAGTGGCCTCCCTGAAACTTGATATTGTTGACTTGAAAAGAATTGGTAGTGAGACTCGTGATGCAGTTCTTGAACTTGTTGCGGTAGTAAAAGACCGAAAAGAGCGGGGAGGTAAAATCTTATAATGGACTTTATTCTTAATCATCCTGAATTAGCTTTATTTGGTGCTTGGTATGTTTTCAGTATTGTGGCTAGTGCTCTCCCTTTGCCATCAAAGGAAAGTTCTGTAGCTTACAAGATTACTTTTCAAACGGTGCAAGCTGTTTCTGGTGCTCTTGCCAGAGCTAAGGCTGCTCGAAAGAATGGTAAATAATTATGCCAGTTAAAAGTGCAAAGCAATTTCGATTCATGCAAGCAGCCGCGCATGGAAACTTGCGTGGTGCTGGCCCTTCCGCTGAGGTTGCCAAAGAATTTTTAGGTAAGACTTCTCATAAGAAGAAAAGTGCTTTTGCGAGAATGAAAAGGAAAAAGCGATGAAATTCAAAGGTCTTAATCCACCGGTAACGGAGCCTGTTGAAAAAGAGAAGTTCAAACGGACAAAGCACCGTTTGTTTATGAAGAAGGACAAAAAGAAGAATATGTTAGGCAACTTTGGCCGTAAAATGTTTGGTAGCACTAAAAGTAAAGATGGTGAGTACCCAATATAATGCCAGAAGAAATTCAAAATCCGGTTGATCAGATTCCTCAAGAGATACAGGACGCCTTGAGAGATTTGCATGAAAGGTGTCGAAAAGAAAATACTTTCATTAGATACGCACAAGTGCGTGCATGGAAAAAAGCAGAGGAATTTTGGCACGGCGTGCAATTTATTTATTGGTCAGAGATTGCCCATGAATGGCGGACTCCTGATAATCTAGTAGAGACATCAGAAAAGTCTCGGGACAATGCAGGGCCATTTTACGATTATGTTATCAACATCTATAAAGCTCATGGTGAAAGTGTGATTGCAGCACTTTCACAGGAAATTCCTGTTGTTGAGTTCTTTCCCGACGATGCTGATGAATCAGATGATTTATCAACAGCTAAAACTAAAACGCAGATTGGAATTCTGATTCAAAAGCATAACAGAAGCAAACTTTTGCTTATGGAAGCGTTGCACAAGCTCTTTAATGCAGGGCTTGTTGCAAGTTATATTTATCCAAAATCAGATAACGATTTTGGTACGCGGCAAGTCCCAGTTTATGGTAAAGAGCCTTTTGACGTAAATTATCAAGATTGTCCTATTTGTGGTGCGCGGCTCGGGGAATATAACCCTGAAATGCCTACAACATTATGCCCGACTTGCGGCTCAGAAGTAAGCCCAAACATTGTTACAGAGCAGGAAGAGCGAACTGTTCAAACTGGAGTTCAAGACGTACCTAAATCGAGAACATTGATTGAAGTCTATGGCCCATTAAATGTTAAGGTTCCTTATTACGCGCGCAATCAAAAGGAATGTGGCTATCTTCTACGATTCATTGAACAACATTTTGGGTTAGTTCGTGAAACGTATCCTTGGATTAGAGATGCTATTAAAGCGGATTATTCAATTGGAGATACTGACCGTTGGACGAGAACTCCATCTTCTTTCGCGTCAGCGCCCCACGGAATTGATGATATAACTTCTCTTACAACCGTAGAGAAGTTGTGGTTGCGACCGTGGATGTTTGAATCAATGGATGATGTTGGCCTAGCGGCCAGTTTGAAAACTCTTTACCCGCAAGGATGCAGGGTTGTATTTGTAAATGATAAGATTGCAGAAGTTCTTGAAGAGAACT